TGAAGGGGTAGACCTGTGGGATAGGATAGAGAAGGGAACAGCTACCGAAGAGGAGAATAAGCTATGGGGTAAATATGTGAAGAAGGCATCTGGACTGAAGGGTGTATTGTTTGAGCAGACAGGATTGTTCAGACTCCGCCCAGAAGAATATACTGAGTTTATTGAGAACAGTAAGAAACTCATAGAAGAATTGACTGGGGTTTCTACCGAAGTGCAAGACGAAATACAGAGACGCTATCCTGTTACTGGATTAAGATTCTCAGACATTTATCCGCTTGACCCACTTACCCAGAAGGTAGTACACGAAATAGAGCAATATGAGATGTGGTCAGGTATAACCAGCCCGCTATATCCATCTGGCTGGCAAGAGACTGACAGGAGAATACGGGAATATTGGGAAGCAGTAGAGAACATTAGTAACAAAGCAAGGACAGATGGCTTCCTAGACGCCGAAGGTAATATGACTGTGCCTCCTATAGAAGCACTCAATGAAATGCTAGTGCTTGGGCAGATTTCACCAGAGCAATGGCTCAGTATGAGAGGTGACGCCTTGTCAAGGTCTAATGCTGCAATTACCGAATTAAAGAACGAAGCCTACCCTGATGTTCCTGTTACGCTGGATGAGAGGGAAGCATACTTTGCGGAAAGGGGAGTAACCGTTCCTACTTACCATCCTGGGCAAGAGATGCTATGGTTGTATTATGAGCAGAGTCCTGAGTGGAAGTGGGATTTGGAGACAGAGACCTATGGGTGGGATTATAGCAGCTACTATGCCTCTATAGATATGCTACTAGACTCACTTCCAGACCCGTACAAGCAGCGATTTGTAGAGACAATAATGTTCAACTGGAGTCCAATGGAGAAACTGTATTGGGAAGTAAACAGGGAGTACATCAGACCATATAAGGCAGCGAAGGATGTGATATTGAGGACATTGACGGAAGAGGAAAGGAATGTGATACGAAGATATAGTGTGGCAAAGGGAGCGGAGAGGGAAGCATTGAAAGACGTTATTCACGCAGAGACAGGAGATAAGCTTATATCTTGGTATTCAAGCCAGCTAAGTGACACACACAAAGCAATGCGTAAACTAGACCCTGAGATGGAAGCTTGGTTGATGTTCTGGGGTGTTGTGGATACAAACCTGACCGATGAGTCTGCTGCACTATATGACCAGTTCAGGGCAAAATATCTAGTGGAAGGGATGGTGAGATAAATATATTTTGATTCAATTATATTATATGTAATATATATACATTGCTTGATATGAGTTGACAAACACCGTACCGATGTGGTATAATATAAGATAGTGGAGGAACACAATGACAGAGGAATCTTCTAAGACTCCTGGTGGGAATAACCAAGAGAATAAGAAACAGGCAGAAACTAACATACCTAAGATGGTCCCTGAATCTGATTTGCTTGCGGTGAAATCTTCCAAGGAGAGTCTGGAGCAGAGACTTAAAGAGACTGAGAGTTCTTGGAAACAAAAGCACTCTGAAATGGCTGATAAGTTTACTGCTGCAGAGGCTAGGGCAAGAGACCTAGAGGAGAAGTACAATCAGTCAATCGCAACAGCCGAAGAGCTAAAGTCTGCTAGGGAACAACTGGAGGCTGCCCAGACAGCAGCAAAGGATTCTGGAAACAGAGCCCTTGGGTATCGTAGGAAATTACTATCACAAACCTTTGGTATTTCCGAAGATGCCATTGCAGAGAAAGATATGGTTCAGCTAGACAGCTTTGAAGAAGCACTGGTGGCTGTAAAGGGTTCTCAGGGGGCTGGGAACTTTGCGGTAGGTTCAGATGGCGCAGGTGGTAGTGCCAGAGACGAGACTCCGCTGGAACGGGCGGGTAGAATAGTTCGTGAAGCGGAAGAGAAACGTGGATACCTGCAGCCAAAAACAAAAGACACAACTAAAGTATAAGGAGGAAAGGTAATATGGCTGATAGTGGCGGACACTGGAAGACATTAGCGGAAGCACAAAAGCTTACTCAGTCTACTAAGATTCCTGGCGTAATTGAAGAGGATATAAAAAGAAATCCTCCGTTGGAAAGGATGCCTGTGGTTCAGGCTGCTGGAACTGGTAAGAAGATTGAGTGGCTTAGAGAAAAGACCACTACCGAAGATGCTGTTGCGGAAGTTAGCGTAGGCGACCTGCTATCTTGGAGTGATGATGTAGAGTACGATGAGGTTGAATCCGAGCTACATAGAGTATATATCCAACGGAAGCTTGACCACTTCGTTGAGAATGTATATGGGACTTATAATAACTATAAGGCTCAGATGCTTTTGGAATGTGAGAAGGGGTTAAAGCGCAGAATCAACGATAGGATTATCTATGGAGATACTACTTACGGCGGGACTCCTACACAGTGGGATGGCTGGCACGCTTTGGCGGCGGTGAACGGAACACCTAATTCTGATACCGTAAGAACAGGCTCGGACTTGAACTTTGACCAGGAAGATGAAGCTCTCAGTTTGTGGAGCTTGCGGCTCGTTCTGGATGCAATGAAACTGGGGACAGATGAGATATTTATGCCCCCCGTGTTGGGTCTTAGATTTGACGCCGCCTATGAAGAAAAGGGCTTCGCTGGGCTTGCATATATCTCAGCTTCATCCTTGTCATTACTCACAAGAGGATATAGCGATATAGGAAAGCCAATTCTGTTCTTTGCTGGCGTTCCTCTAGTAAGGACAGACTATCTTGTGGCAGAGGAAAGCAATACAGGAACAGGTGCTACCAGCAATGCTAGGGCTAAATACTCCAGCGATAAGACATATAGTATATTCTGCGTGAAGTACGGTAACCTGATGATGCAAGACCCAGGAGTAAGTTTTGCCTTTGGTAATACAGAAGGACAGGGCGACCTTTACAAGTTTATCCCCTTCCCTGAGCTGGAAAACTACGATGCTTCTGGTATGAGGCTAGTAACCTATGGTACTGTATTGCAGGGTTCTTCGCTGAGCTTGGCTAGAATCCACGATGTAGACGACCTCGCATTGCTGGTATAAGACCACAATAACCTGAAGAAAGGAGAAACGAATATGAAACCTAATAGAACTAGTTCTGTAGTGTTGCAAAATGGTGGGACAGTATGGCTACCGCCAAATCCCACCTATCCCAATAGCTCAATACCAGACCTGAGCGTACCAGACAGTACCCAGAAATACGACATAGGTACAGCCTTTACCCTCAATGGAAAGGCATACTACTATGGCTATGCAAGTGGTGCGTGCAGTGGGTCAATGCTTGCCTGTAAGACCTATAAGCAAGAAGTATCCTATCAGACAGTCGGTGCTGCTGCTGACATCTATGCCACACAGCTAACAATAACGGTGGCTGCTACTGATGGTATTGCTGCTGACGGAGCATTAGCCAAAGACTATCTGAAGGGAGGGACAGTAGTTGTATTCCCAGCGGTGGGTGGTAGCTACTATTTCACAAGAGGTATTGTAGGCAATACCGTTGTAGCAAGTGGTGGTGGGACAACTGTTATTGACCTTGATGCACCTATACCAGTTGCTGTTGATGCCGCTGCCTCTGCAGAAGCAACCGCAAGTCCCTGGGCAGCTTTCGTTGACTCAACTTCTGCGTGGATGACAAAGGTCGGGCTACCAACTTGCTATTCTGCTGGGTCTCAGTATATATGGTTACAGACCTGGGGGATGGCTTGGGTGTCTCCTCAGTCCACTGTTGGCACTGCTGGCTACCACGATGTCATAGCCAGACACGATGGTTCTATTGACTATGATAACCAAACTGTTGACTTGAATATTTCTGACCAGAGAGTCGGCTACTCGGTAAGTTATGGTGCTGGTGGAGCACAAGCTGCGCCGTTTATTTTCTTGCAGATTGCACATCCGTAAAGTAAAAGAGCTGTAACGGGGGGGTTAGCAATAGCCTCCCCGAAGCAGATTGGAGGGGAAATGCCATTACCAGTAGAATCATTAACGCCAGAAGCAAATGACAGAGTCATAAATGAGGCTATCTCACAGTCAGTAGAGAAGTGTATGAGAGAGGGCGGAAAGTCGCAGGAACAGTGTGCTGCTATGGCATACGAGATGGCTAGGAAATCAACTGGTAAACCACTAGGAGTCGGTAAACAAAGATAAAAAATTTTAATCCATAAGGAGGAGGTTAATACAGCCTTATGAAACTATCCATTCTAGAAAGACTAACACTTTTCCACACACTCCCACGAGAGGGAGACTTCACCACACTTAAAGCTCTCCGTGTTCTTAGGGAAGCCCTTACACTTTCCGAGGAAGAGAAAACGGCATTTCACTTTGTGGTTGATAAATCAGGGATAGCTAATTGGGATGACAACGCTCCCGAAGCTGACATTCACATCAACGAAGTGCTGACAGAAGCCATTAAGAAAGTATTGGTAGAGCTTAATACGCAGAAGAAATTGACGGACAATCAGGTTTCCATTTACGAGAAATTTGTAGTGGGAAAAAGGTCAATAGCGGCAACGAAGAAGAAGGCAGCAAGTAAGAAACGGGGGGTAAAGAAGAATGGCGATTCTAAAGCATCTGGGAAGACAGCAGCTGACGGTAAGTAACGCAGTAGTATCATTTACTGCACTGTCAGCGGCACTGAGGCGAAGGTTCATAATGGCGAACATCCAGTTCCAGGATTACCAGGTACGGATGACTAATGACGGAAGTACAGACCCCGCAGCTTCTACCACTGGAAGATTACAGAATCCTGGAGACGATATAGAAATCTGGGGACTGGATAACTATGAGAATATAAAGCTAATCAGAGAAGGAAGTTCTGATGGGTTAGCTGTAGCCACACTTTGGGGACAGGGTGCGTAGGAGGTGAATGATGTCAGGTAAAGGATTAGCTGTAAAGTATTCTGCACCAACATTTTCGGGCGGTGATTTTAGCCCACCAGCCACTAATACTTATGACTTGGGTGATGATGACCATTACTGGAATAATCTTAAAGTACAGACAATAGTAGTTGGTACAGCGGTAATGGGTAACTGGGAGCCTAGTGCGGATGATACCTACTGGGTAGGTGGTGCTGCAAAAGGTTGGAAGGGATTCCATATGCCCGATACCCTTGTTACAGACGATGCGGGATATGTGTTGCTTAGGAATAATGCTAATACTGACTATGTGGGCTTGAAGGTAGGGTCGGTACAGATACAGACAGTAGCTACTGGTATTGACTTTGTCGGTACATACACTGGTAATGCTATTGACTTTTCCAACGCCACGATAGCTCCCGCAGGTTCTAATGGACCTTGCTTTATCAGGCTTGGAACCTATGCTTCTCCGTACGACTATGGTGCTGATGAAGACCAGTCTGGTGTAATAAGAATCTACACGACTACTGAAGCAGGTGGCACTTCCTACGACAGAGGAGTATTTGTCTGCACCAAGACTACTAATACCAAAGGTGTCTTTCCCATATCAGGACTTGCGGAAGTAAACGATATTGCTTCAGGAAATGGTCCAACCAAGGTTCAGGCTGGACAGTTCATAGCACATCTTAATTCGGCTACAGCTAAACTAGCTGCTCTTGGCGGCGATTCCACTGCTGGTATGTACGGCTTGTGGGCTAAGATTACTGCCAATTCAGGGGCTACTACAGCTTCAGGTTCAAGGGCTGCTCCTATATGGCTAGACAATCAGCTATACGGAGCAAACATCAATGCTGGTATGGAAGAGTATGCAATCTTCTCTACTACGGGTGGAAGCGTACCACACGCCTGGGCTGGCTTTGAAACTACTTCAAGCGGCTGGGCGCAGCTACTCTACTTTGATGAAACTGCCTACGACCAAGAACCTGTTTCGGGAACTTCACTTAAAGTCCTGGTAAATGCAACACAATACTATCTGCCGTTCTCGCTTACTAATACAGGATTTGGTGCTGGTGATAACGTATCTATCTCAGTGGGCGCAGACCAAGATGGGGTGGTATATCTTCGTTCTGCTGCCTTAAATGCTGATACTGCTCTAACAGGAGTTTTAATAGGGACACCCGATACCCCTGCGCTAGCAGCCAATTCCCTCATCATCTCTAACATTACTGCTGATGGGGATATTCTCATAGCCACAAATGATGGGGGAACATCTAAGTCGGGCATCCATATAGATGGTAGTGAGAATACGGTAGATTTAGGTAAACCTTTCTCCGTAAGGATATTGGATGGACAACTGAGATTTGGTACTGGGACAGCCTGGGCTTGTAGCTTGAAGTATGGAGAAGCAAATACAGTATATGTCTGGAATGATGCGGATAATTACTACGGTAGGATTGTGGGCTACTTTAAGGTGATTGATTTAGACTTTATTTCCGATGCCCAACGAATAGCTGCACCAGGTTCTGACGATGAATATACTATGATTAAAGCCCAAGACAATGGAGTAGGGTTAGTTGAGGTAGCTAGATTCGCTGGTGCTGCCGACCCTTACTTCTCAATGGGCGGTTCTCAAGAGTTTAAGTTCTATAATTCAGGTGATGCCCTTGTGACACTTGACAAGAAGCTAATGTTTGGTGATACCGCAGTCTATATCTTTTCAGATGATGATGGTTATCTAGACCTTACAGCCGATGCTGGAATCAGGGCTAATGCCAACCTCGTCATAGGCACAGGTAAGACATTGACTGGTCACAATTGGGCGGTAGAGAATCATACCGCAGACGATATACTTACCCTTGCCGAGTCTAGCTCTATTCATACCAATTATGGTGAAGATGGAACTGTGACACTTACACTCCCTGCCTCGGCTACAGCGGGTACTAACTTCAAGTTTGTTGTAGGTTTTGCTGGTGGGTTAAGGATAAAGGTTTCTGCCGCTTCAGAAGTATTTATAGTTGGTGGTGCAACAAGCACTGATGATGGTGGCGGAGATATGTATCTTGAAGCAGACGATGAAGGCGAAATGGCAGACTTCATATGTATCGCCTCTGGAGTCTGGCTGGTATATACAGTAGGCACTTGGGCTATAACGCAACCATAGGGAGGTTTAATATGACTACAAAAGTCGCAACCTTTGGTCACCCACCTTACACAGAAGGTGTTGAGAATAAATATGTCAGGGTCAAGACGAATGGCACTGAACTTGAGTATGCTTCCATCCCTGATATTAAGTCTGGTTCTGTAATGACAGACGCAAGTGGCGAAGCTACTGTTACCTTCAATACAGCTTTCGCTGACGCTAACTATGCTATACATCTTACTGCCGTGTCTGGAACTGATACAGTAATCTGTATGTATAACACCAAAGCAGCAGGTAGCTTTAATATCAAGACAGAAGATGATGGCGGAAAAGACGAGGGGGATATAACAGTTGACTGGATAGCTGTTGAATACTCAGATGTATAGAAGGAGTAGGCTATGAGTATAAGCATAGACCCTACAAAGAGAGGGGCTGAATGGATAAGTTAGAAAAAGAGCTTGAAATACTTGAGGCGAAACACGGCAAAGGTGAGTTTGTGATAGATGAGGAGCATCAAGTAATTAAGCGAAAAGGATATAAGTGCCTCGCTGGTTTTGACATACCTAAGCTTGCGTTTGACACGGTAGCCGAACATATAGCTGAAGCTGAGGGTAAGGACTACACTAAGAGTACGGTGAAGAACGCAATGGCTAAAAGAATGAAGGTGAAAGATGTGTCTTAAGGGCAAATATGAGGAGCATTGGCTGGAATACAATGAAGCCCTTACTCACCAGCTGAACAGAATGAGACAGGGAAGTCCTCACGTGTTCTGGTCTATTGTAAGTGCCGTTGCCGTACCCTTGATAGCAGCAATAGTATTTATAGTATGGCTGGTGATACATTTACTCGCTACTCCGTTTAAGGAAAGAGAATGAGAGAAATATCCGAGACATTGCAGGCTGCTCAGAACGCAGTATCTAATACTCCTTACATCAGGATAGTACCCACTAGTCCTGATGGGGTAACCACCTATGACTATTCGTCTGACCAGAATAGACTCAGGCAATTAGAGCACGTAGAGGAAGCGTACAATGACTATGCCACTATAATATTGAATAACAGTGATGGTGGTGTACAGCCTGACATAACAGGCTACTGGATGGAGATAGGTTATGGTTATGATACTGGTTCTAATGAGTATAGCTCCACCTCCAGGCTTTGGATAAAGTCTCAGATGGATTTCTCTGCCGAAGGACAAGTGTATACTATGCTGGAGCTAGGCGGTATGTGGGATGTGCTAAGGGAAACGCTTATTAGAACTGGTGACCCGCCATTCTACATTAGATACGATGACCCTGAAACTGGAAATACCTCATACCACGCTGGTGCAACAGTATACGAACTCATTGCTTACATCCTTGCGGAAGCGAGTGACGATAACTATACATTCACGCTGGCTGAGCTAGAAAGTAGTGATGGTATAGTAGATTCCTATGTTCCTACTTTTGAGGTAAACACTATAAACCTGTTTGAGGATGCCTTGTCCTTGATAAAGCGATTAGTAGATATGACCTACTGCACACTGAGGGTCAAATCTGGGCTAGAGTTTGAGCTATTTTATCCTCCAGCAACGAAGGAAGATTTGGAGGCTGATGAGACTTACTACTCCTATCAAGTACCGTTCTTCATAGAGTATTTGTACAAGCTTAATCTAGCAGTACCCAACCATATTCTGCTTTTTGCTAATGCTGGCGACGATGGGATGTGGACAAATATAATTACAGCCGAAGCAAGTGATGAAGACCAGATAGCCAAGTACCGAGACGTATATGAGATACACACAGCAGAGAATATTGATAACCTGGCTGATGCCCAGAACAGAGTTAATGCGATACTAGCAAAAAAAGAACTGGAGACGATGTCTGGAAGGTTGACTGCTCGGCACAATTGTAAGCTGGAATTGTATGACCTTATAGGAGTGGAGTCTACGAGATGAGTAGTTCTTTCTACCCAGATGGAATAGGACCAGAATACTATTATCACCAAGGAGCATGGGGTACTAACGACCCAGCACTTGCAAACATAACTGACGGTAGTACGGATACTTATATGGAGTGCTACGACTTGCCATATAATGGCTGGTCAGATTGGCTGGAGTTGACAACAAGCACTCCTCAAAACTGTAACCAGACTCAGTTCTATTGCAGACTTGGGAGTTGGAGGGTAACTGGTTGCCAGATAAGAGTTAAGTCTGGCGGTTCTTTTGACATAGTATATTCTGGTAACCCGAATGACTATTGCATTGGATACAACCAAACGGGACTGATAGATATTGCCTTCTCGGCTAGGGTAGCAAGCGAAGTTGGAATACGTTTCTACAATTCTGACTTAGGCAATCACTGGCACGTATGGCTTTATTACGTCGTGTTTGTCAATCCTTATGGTGTGTCTCATAAAGATTGGCTGACAGGTATAAAGCATAGATACATTCCTGGAAGCTTTACTGAGGAACTATACTTCGGTGGTGTTAGCACGGAGTTTAATTTGGCTCTTACTCCTCTGCCCAAAACAGCACCTGAGACTCCTTACCAGCCACCTCCTGAAGAACCGATAATCCGCCCGAAGTTTTGGGAAATGACGGATGTACCAGAGCAGCCAGTGATACCACCTTTTGTAGAGCCTATGACCAGTCATCATCACTACACTTGTCCCTTTTGTGGGGCTATGTTTACCACAACGACATTGCTGCTAGAACATATAGAAGCAATTCACGGAGGACTCTAATGGGTAGTGAGAATACTGGTATACCCTGGAGCAAAGGTTACGTTGACCTGGAAAGGGGCAGACCTATGTTTCCAGTGTCAGGTACTGGCAGGGTAAGGATAACAGATTCCTATGGCAATACTATAAATCTAGGGGATGTAAGTAGTCTCCTAGAGGAGCAAAATAGGATACTATCTGCTGTACTATTAGTATTGAATAGTATATCAGGAGTAAATATATCAAAGGAGGATATAGACTAATGGCGATAGAAATAGTAGACGGAACAGGTACTGGGTATAAGGCGGAGGTGAACGAAGCTAAGCAGCTAGAGGTAAGGTCAGTAGACATACTTAGGTCAGAGTGGGAGTGCCATAACAATAGCCTTGCCTTTTGTATGAAGTTTGATGTTGCTGCCGCCAATAGTGCTGCTGACGAGGCACTACTGTACATTAAGAATGCCAGAGACAAGGATATGATAATAGATGAGATTAGGTTTATACTCAGTGCTGCTAATATCGTCTATGCTCAGTTTGTGACTGGCACTGCTGGTGGCACACCTACTACCTTATATCCAGCAAATATGCACGGTGGGCAGTCTAAGGACACAGAGAGCACATTCTATCAGGATGATGCCTTGTCTGGACTTACGGCTGTTACTGATGCTATTGTTATGTGGGAGTATTGTGCCGCCGCTGACGTGAGAAAGTATAAGCCCACCTCTACAGTACTAATACCCAAGAACCAGGCTTTAGCCGTGTATGTGGAGACGCAGCAAGCTCAGACACTGCAGGGTGTAATCCTGTACCATTATGAAAATGCACACTAGGAGTTAGATGATGGCGTTAGAAGTAGAGCTAATAGACAAAGCTACTGGTAAAGCGTTGTGCACAGAGACGCATTGCCTGTGTGGTAAGACTAAGCTAATGCTGGTTACTACACATATACCAGAGCAGTATGGCGTATTCCATACACATAAGATTACTGCCCAAGGAACTACCAAGATAGCAGAACCAGCTGGTGGTGGCTCAGTAAGACTAACAGACCTTATGGTAAATTTTGAGAAGAAGAATTTAGCAACGATAGAGGTTAGGTTTAATGATGACACATATACCAAGACTGTATTCTATGCTGACCTTACAGATGGTAATGTTAATATATCTCATAGCTTCAGGGGTAAGTGCCAGGGATGGTCGGGGGCTTGGCTGGAAGTGGTGGAAGCTAATGCTGATGCTGACGGCTCTGTATATGTAGGGTACGTCAAGTATGCGGAAGAAGAATCCTTGTCCTACAGTGATTGGGATAATGCTAGGTAGGAGGTAACGTATGAAGAATAAAACACAAATGAGAGCCGACCTGCGGCTTGACTTGAAAGATGCTTCTACTACTTGGGCTGATGCCGAGTTGGACAGATGCATTGATAGAGCTGTAGCTGACCTTAGCAGATTTCTCCCAGCAGAGAAGCTATATGAGGAGACTCTATCATTTACCATCACGGATGAAGCGGTTACTATGCCAGCTGATACAGATGCGGATAAGATAGTAGACGGGATGGATATAGGTTCTAGCAGCGCAGGTGATACCTGCACTATTGCTGCCCAACCTGACGTAGCCAGACCAGTTACATTTACTATTACAGACGCCAATGCGAGCATCACTATCCTGTCTTTGATTGTAAAGGGTGTGGATGAGAATGGTCATAGCATTATTGAGTACTTGCACTTTGGAGGAGGTGGTAGCAAGACAGGAACTGGTAAGCAATACTTCAAGTACATTCACGAAATAGAGATTGACCAAATTTCAGGCAACGGAGCTTCCGATGTTCTAGATATAGGCATCGGAGCATATACAGATGTTTGGGTGACTCTAGCAAACAAGCAGATTGAAGATGCCTCTGAAACTTTAGATGACGGAAGCGGTACTGCATATATAAGAGACACAGACTTCAGGATTGACTATGCCAGAGGAAGAATAAAAGCTATTAGTGGGGGGGATATATCCGCTGCGGATTCCCTAGAGATAGACTATACTAAGAGTAAGATTAGTATTGACCTGTCATCCCTGCACAATTTTACAAGACTAGACCGAGTACTTTATCCCGCTGGGGAAGTGCCGCAAGAGTTTGCTTCGGCAGATTTCTTTGGCAATGTGATGACTGTTACCTCCACCTCAGATGGTAGCCAAGCTGAGATGAGTGAGAAGGAACATATTGTAGTGAGGTACTTTGCGAACTATGACCCACCTACAGACAACGCTCCTGGGTCATACCCCAAAGTACTAGAGCAAACTGTTGAGACGGCTGCTGGCGCATATGCCTTGTTTATGATTGCCTTGAAATACGAGCACCAGATGGCAGCAGACCTAGTGTTGGGGGATGCTGAGTTAGCGGGCGGTGATACCAGTCTCACTTCGGCGGGAACGAACTTGGAATCAGCAGGTACAGAACTGGGGTTGACTACTGCTATCCACGCACTTGCTGACGCCGCTTTTGATAAGGCATCTACCTACGGAGCAAATGCAGTGACAGCCCTTAACTCCGCATCATCCGCCGCTGCCTTAGGTACTATTGCGTTGGGTAAGGTAGCTACATACTTGGAGAATAATAGCAATGAGGATAGTAAAGGGTGGCTGACAAAGATTACTACGGATGTGGCGGAGCTTAGAACTAAGATAATAGTAGCCCAGGATGCGATGGCTTCCTACTTAAGCGAAGTAGATACTACAGACCTAGCGGGAGCAGAAGCCATATGGGATACGAGTCAGAAATCTAGCGTTATTGCTGGTACATTGCCTAATATGACTGATTATCTTACCACTGGTGACGATACAATCAATACTATCAATGTAGGAGATAATGTTCCTGAGCTTAGGCGGGATTATTCAGCAGCAGCCGAAAGAATATCTAATGCTTGGGCGAACAGAAGGCAAGACTTTTTGACCGCAGCAGACAGAAGAATCAGTGCTGCTCTTGGGTACGCCACTGAAATATCACAGAGGTTATCTAATCTCCGCAGCTACATAGAACAGGCTGATGGATGGGGTAAGATAGCCTCTGGCTTTGTGGATGAGGCGGCTCAGAGAGTGGCTGTTGCTCAGGCATATGTGGCAGATGCTGCTAGCCAAGTGAGCATCTCTGATATGTACATAGCTGAAGGACAGGCTAGGGTAAATGAGATTCACACTCATATACTAGAGGCGGGCACGTTCAAAGATATAGCGGGCATATATAGGTCTATGGCGGAAATGCAGTACAATAATTCAGCTTCGTATCAGAACGCAGCTTCTCAGTATCGGCAGCTTGCTGATAGATTCAGGTCAGAAGCTATTGAGCGCAGAAATGAAGTGTGGGCTATATGGAGAGACCCGAAGGGATATGTGGGAGAGCTATCAGCCGTGATGAATAGGCAACCTACACAATATAGCAGGAGCTGGTAGTGTCGGGGGAGTAGAGTGGGAGTATAGTTGCCGTGCTCTCATTCTGCTCCCACCCTACTACATTCGTTACTCCCACCTTATAGTTTTCTTCACTGCAAACGGAAGTGCGAACGGTGTGATGTTCTCTAATTCTTCCAGTGGAAATTCTATATCCCCATCACAAGTGATACTATCGTGTACTGTCACAGTTAGAGGAAGCTCATAGCATTCACATATGATAAGTGCTCGCTTCATCACTTCCCCATCGCTTCCAAGTATCGGGTAGTTAACACACTTCCTTCCCATAGCGAGCTCATCTACTTTCCCCCATCTGTTTACTTCTTCTGGTACTCGTATTCTTCTTCCAAACAAGGTGGGCAAAGACCAGCCATCCCTAAGTCCTTCTTCCCTTGCTCCCCTAATCCATTCTGCGGCATCGGGGTAGGACTCAAACCAGTTGTCCAGAAAGCGTTGGCACTTCTTTTCATCCTTTACCCTTGCTTGTGTACTGATAGTATGAGCATCAGCCCCGTATGGTATAGCATAGTTTATGACCTTTGCTAGTTTCCTCGGTATGCCCATCTCATTTGCTGTCTTGATGTGTATGTCTCCATCAAACTCGCCCTCCTCATATACCTGCAGCATCTTCCTGTCTTGCGATAAATAGGCTAGTATGCGCAAATGCTCTTGGCTGTAATCTCCTGTCGTGAAGCATCCAGAGTCAGGCTCAAAGATATACCTTGTTCCTTCAGGAAGCAATTTGCGG